TTCTGGCAATAAACTTGTATTGGCATCACGTAAAGTCATTACTTACCTTAACAAGTTAGGTGCTGGTTCATTCTTAAACAATTCAGTCGGTTCTTCACAGTATCGTTTGGATGTTGCTAATGTGCCTGGTGCCTTTGGACATACTGTAACAGTAGTTAATACTATCTATGGTAACCTGCATTTCGTTCAAGAACCCCTACTTCGTGGTCCTTGGGAAAATTATGCATGCTGCGTAGATATGGCTAATGTTGCATATCGTCCACTTGTGGGTAATGGTGTAAGCCGTGATACCTTTATTGAAACCAACATTCAGGCTAATGATGAAGACGGAAGGCGTGACCAGATTATTACAGAAGCTGGTCTTGAAATATCCCTTCCTGAAACTCATGCAGTCCTGAAGTTTAGTTAAGGAGGTATAGAATATGGCAGCACAAACTCAAACTGCGTGGGTAGCCAGTACTGTTAATGGATTTGGAATATGGACTGGCACAGCCACTACTGACGCGACCAATGAAGTTAATTGGTCGCTAAAAACTCCAGTAGAATTGAATACTTCTGCACCTTGGTCTTTAATTGTATCAGCTTCGGCTGCTCAAGATGGTGCAGCCGCACCATTAATGCTTTGGGGTGGATATTCTGATGATTTTGCTTTAGCTGGTACAACTGCTAGAGCAACAGCAACAGATGGTGTTCAAATTGGAGAGTTGTCTGATGACTTAGGTTATGCAGCCGCTGTACTAGGTGTACATTTTGCTATGAATCCTGGTAGTACTGGATTAGCAAATGTTGTAACTATTGCAGCGTTAGCAACTGGTCTGCGACACAATGTTCCAGTATTTCCCTATTATGCTTTCGAGCTAATGGCGGATGATGCGGCTACATTGTTAGCACATACATTGACCTTTAAGATTATTCAGAAGTCTGATGGTGGAAATGCATCACTAGCAACAATTAGTGGTGTTGGTTCTGACCCATCATAAAACAACTGATGACGGGGCGGGGCAACTCGCCCCCGATTCTTAGCTTAGGAGATAGAAATGGCATTATTTGGAAGTGATTGGAGCACTTATTCTAATTTAGCCTTAGCAGAAGCTACAATAGAGGCTGCTGCAGCTACTGATGTTTTTGGTCCCTCTATTAATGGTTCGGGAACTACTGGTACAATGGGACATTATTGTTATTTTGAAATGGATGGCAATACGACTGATGATTATACAAAACCATTTGATTTTGCTATAGAGGGAGATTTTACTATTGCTATTAATGCAACAGCAGTAAATACTGATGCCTCAACAACTTTGGATGTTACTGTGCAAGGTTCTGTTGATGGAAGTAATTATGTAGATTTAGCAGCCAAAACAGATATATTACAAGATTCAGATGGCACTATTGATTCTGTAGTTAAAATGGCTGTATATGATTATGATGCAAAGGGTAGAATGCCTTTTATGAGGCTCGGAATAACAGCTGCTACACCTTCAAATTCAACTATTGTAATTGCTATTATACCTCAATAATGTCAGTCTTTCATGATTCAGCCAATGTTTATAGCCTGGATTGGGATAGTTCTCCATGGAAACCTTATTTTAATAAACCAACATCTAGGTATTTGGATAAGGATTCTGGAGATAATGTCAAAATTAAGGTTTGGTGTGCTGAGGAAGACCTTGAAGGCAAAACATTTACCCTAGATGTAAAGGGTAATAGTGGTACGGATTATTTAACAAGTGTTAGTTATAATGGGGGAGCCTATGCTGAAACAGATGATTTCGGTGTAAACTATGATGTGGCACATGATGATAGAACCGTAAAATGGTGGTATGGTCCAGGTGTAGCGCTACAGTTTCCAGATGGGCTTCATTGGGTTAATACTTATACATCAGCAAGTACATTGTATACACATACTATATTAGCATCTGATATAGGGGAAAGGGTTTATGATGGTGGTATTCATTGTTGGATGAAACTTCCCCATGCTCCTCAAGATGGTGGTTCTACTCCAGCGACAGAAACGGATATCTATTCAAAGAATATCCCAATGGAATTTATAAATTCTCACGATTTTCTATTTGTATTTAATAGTTTTGGACATGTACCAATTGCTATGGGTGCTGGAAATAAGGGATTGTCGATACAAGTTCAGTATTCAGATGTACTTAATGCTGGTGATGGCCAGTTTGTAAATGATGATGTGCTTTTGTTTGACGATATTGACCCATCAAGTTTTCTTGCCGATGTTAATGCATCATATATGACGGTAGGGACAGTTACTGGGTCAGGCGCTTTTAAGAGAAAAAATGCAAAAAGTATCAGATTTTATTGGTATACAGAAGACCAGGCTGGAACTGAGGCAACATGGCATGGTGGGCAATTTATTAGGATATCTCTATATCCTATAAAACGATAGTTAATAAGTAAAAAGGAGATAGCAATGTCAGGTAAAAAGGAAAAGAAGGCGATTAATCTTATTGGTGGCAAAAGTTCTAAAACTCGTAAGAAATCGTTAAAAATGAAATCAAAGCGCCGAGGACCAAAACCTAGTGGTGAATCAAAGGGTCGTAGTAGGGGGCGGGCTACAAGATAGCTACTAAGAAAGTATATAGTACCACAATTGGTACGCCGTTTCAATCTGATACGAGATATGAGAATAATCGTCGTAAGCAGAATTTAACTAAAAAGACCACTAAGAAGAGGAAATAATGGCTTGGACAGGTAATTTCAAAGACCAGATAGATGATTTAGCGGGGACCCTCACAGTCACTGATGATGATGCTATTCAGCAATGGATACTTGATGGCTGTTATGATGTTATTCAAAAGGCAGTTGCTAAAAATGGTGAAGATGAGGTCTGGAAATTTGTTGCTAAATCTGGGAGTCAAACGTCAAATGATATTAATGTTGATGAGATTCGTACTATTGCAGCAGTTATGTTAAATAATGTATTTGCTAATAAGGGTAAATTCCCATTGAAAGCTAAGTATGCTGATGCAAATTCTATTTATGCAGCAACAGCTAATAATCCAGTATGGTATCTTGATGATAGTAAGCTTACTATTTACCCTGCTCCAACGGGGGGTGCTCCAGCTAATTATTATTATATACCAGAATATACGATAACCAATTGGAATTCATCTACATCATCAATAGCGAACTATCCCTCTGAGTATTATTATTATGCGATGTTATATGCAGCAGTACAGGTATTACATCGCAGGATGCTCGATAGTACAGTGCCGACAACACCAACGTTTAATGCATTGCCGGTGCCTCCTGATATTCCAGCGCTAAGTACAATTAGCCTTACGTTTAGTGAAACGCTTGCAGATGCAACTATTGCTTATAGTGATGCTACGGCAAGTGTTATCTCTACTGCGGATGTGGATGCATTTTCAACTGCTCCTACTTATACAGCTCCTACAACTTCATTGTCTGCTGTAGAGTTATTCTCAGCATTTAGTGGTACATTGGCAAATTTGACACTTACTATAGTACCTCCGGATACTCCTGCTATTACAAATATTACATATAACGGCCCATCTACATCTGATGTAAGTACAGCTCCTACAATATCAACTACAGCCTATGTATTGCCATCAGCAGGTACAGCCTTTTCATCGAGGCTTGCTCTTTATAGTGGTACATCTGAGTTTAGTGTTACAGCTACAGTTCCAGCATTAATAGATGCAGCTGAATTTTTAAATTCAACTGTTGGTAGTGTAGCTAAAGCTGATATATCTGGGGATGTACCGTCATATAGCACTGTTACTGTATCCGCAGGGACATTAGGGCCCTTAGCCTCAGAGTCTATCACAGATTTAACAATTACAGAAGTAGCTCCTGCTGCCCCTTCTATTTCCACAGTTACTTATGATGATACGTATACTACAACTGAAGTGGCTGTTCCTACTGTTATACCTGATATAGGTTCCGTGGGTGATGTTTCAACGACAGGAACTGTTATTACAGCCGCTTCTTCTGGTACTCCTACCTATTTGCCTCCAGATGTTGTTGCCGCAGCATCAGTCAGTACTGAACTTGCCAAAATGAAAGATTACATTAATACTGAGGAAGATACGGAGCTATCTAGTGCTAAAGCTGCTGAAATATCCCAGATAATATCAGAATTTAATTCACGTTTGCAAAACTATCAAGCTCAAATTGGTGATTCTACTAATATGTTTAATGAGCAAAATGCTATATATCAGGCAAAAGTACAGCAGGCCACTCAAAATGCTAATACTGTAAATCAACAAGCTGTCCAGAATTTGCAGAAGGAATTACAACGTGAACAATCTGTAGTGCAGACTGCTTCAACAGAGTATGCGACTGCAAGTCAAAAAGTTCAGGCTGACGCATCTAATACGCAAGCAAAGGTATTACAAGATGCCATTCAAAATGTTCAAGCTACTATACAAAATAATAATGCGAAGATATCTAAATTTACTCAGGATTTAGCTTTATATCAGGCCAAGGTAAATACAGCGGTTCAAATATATACTCAAAACCTTCAGAAGACTACTCAATTATGGCAGCAATTAAATACTACTAGATTACAGGAGCATTCTCAGAGAATGCAGGACCAGTTAAATATCTTTAATAAAGATAATGCTAGATATCAAGCTAATATACAGGCTGAGATGGCTAAAAACCAATCCGATGTAGCTAAAGCTCAAAAAGATGCTGATTTGGAGCAACAGGTATCTTTGCAGCTCCGAGCAGATGAACTAGCAAAGTTTCAGGCTGATGTGCAGCAATATCAAGCTGCAGTTAATACTGAGGTTCAAGTATATACGCAAAATTTACAGATGGAAATACAGTCTTGGACTACTGAGCAAGCCAATGCTATCCAACAGTATCAAATGGAAGCCCAAGATAATATTAAGACAGCAGATATAGCTAATCAAAAGAATCTCCAGCAAGGACAGGCCGATTTACAGGTAGCTATAAGAGATAAGGATAAGCAATTAGAACGTGAGCTACAGAATGCTGTCAATACTATGCAGGCTATCATGCAGGATAATCAATCAAAGGTTAGTGCTTATCAGACTGAACTTGGAGGGTATCAGGCTGAAGTAGCGGCTACAACTGGAGAATATACTCAAAATTTACAGAAAGCTATGACTACATGGCAAGGAGAACAGACGAATCGACTGACTAGATATACTACTGAACAGCAAGATTCTGTTCAAGAATTTACAGAACTGAATACAGCATTCCAGGCTGACATTCAAAAACAATTGGCTGAATACCAGGCAGATATGCAGATAGCAATTAAAAATGCCGATAACCCTACTCAGGTAGATATAACAAATAAAGCACAAGCGATGCAAGCGGCTGTGTCAGATTATGATGCTGCTGTCAAAAAATATCAAGCTTATCTACAAAAAGCAACTACCGATATGCAGGCAGCTACACAGACTGAGCAGAACAAACTTGCCAAGTATGGTTCGGAATTACAGGGATATGGGTCTGACTTAGCCGTATATCAAGCGGATTCAGCTAATAAGCTTCAGCAATATCAAGCTGACCTTCAGGTTGAAGGGGTTGGTTATCAGTGGCTACAAGACCAGTATACGCGTTTAAAAATGGAATACGAAAAAGCTTTTGCTGCACTTCAGCCACAAGGACAAGCATAAGGAGATATTATGGCAACTTATAATATAACGTATAAAAATCATTGTACTCCACAGGAGTATATAACTGAAAATAGTAGATGGTATCTTGATAGCGATGTTCTCACTAAAATGACTGGCACGGATACTGTTACTGTCACTAATAGGGCATATGCGGCAGCAACTGCACTTCCAGCTTCAGGAGGTACTCCTGCAAGTGTGGGTGGAACAACTCAGACTTTTGTATATATAGAGAATCTTGGACTTTTGGCTGATGGTACAACCGCGTCAACTTCCGATGTGCTTATATCCCTCAATGGGAATACATCTACTGATTATAGGATTAAGATTGGGCCAGGGGAGGCATTTTGTGCCAGACTAGGGGCATCTAATGGTGGTGATAATAATGTATATATGAAGACAGAAGATGCTGATGCTGCAGTTCAAACTGTACAAATTTTTAGAGGATGGGGTACTTAATTATGGCTGATGATAGAAGAATAAAAACCGGGGTATATGTAGTTCCTAAGGAAGGTAATACCGATGAAGGGGGCACTGCTCATTACATTATAGATAGTTCTGTAGGCAGTACTTTAGGAACTAAAGGTACTATTACTGACGTAGCAAATAGCCAGACAGATAATGATTGGTATAAAGCTTCTGTGACTTTTACTGGGCCATACCAGCTTAGAGATTCTGATAATGCAGATACCTTTAGGTTTTTATATATTAAAAATTACAATGACCCTGGAGGAGCTACAGTAGAAGTTTCTTTGGGAGCTGAAGGAGAGTGGGATGATGACCCGGGACCTCATGGTGGGGACCTTACTTGGAATACTGCTCCTTTAGCTGGTATTAGGAATGCAGGATATTGGAATCCGGATTACTTTATCCAACTTCCGCCTGGCGCCAGTATACAATTACGTGGTGACGGGAACATAAAATGTGATGCAGTGCATGTGTATGCAAGTGCTGAATCAAAAATAGAGTTTATAATAGCAAAATAATGCATTACTAGGAGAAACTGAAATGGCAAATGTATCACTAAAGGATTTAACAATAGCAGCAACGTATGATTTACTTCTGGTTAGGAATAATTCATGGTCTGCAACTGGCAATGAGATAAGCTTAATGAATGATTCGGGGGTTATTCAACCTTCTGGTTTTTATATTGACCCAACAAATGATAGAATCGGTATTGGGACTGCTACGCCAAGTCTGCCATTAGATGTTTCAGGCTCTGGGGAGTATATGGCGATTATTCAAAGTAGCCATTCCGCTGCTACAGTTTTGAAAATACATAATACTGGAAGTGGGGGGACTGAATTTGGTCTTCTTTCTGGAGCGACTAGTTATGGCTCTGGTGGTCCAGGTTTTTATATTAGGGATTTTGACAACGACCTTAATCGTATAGCAATTGACCCTGCTGGAAAAGTGGGTATTGGGGTCAATGACCCAGCTTATATTCTAGACGTTTCAGGCTCTGATGAATATATGGCTGCAATTCAAAGTAGCCATGCGACTGCTACAGTTTTGAAAATAGTTAATACTGGTACTGGAGGAGACCCATGGGGGCTTATTAGTGCAGCGGATGCTTACTCTTCTGGTGGAGCTGGGTTCTATATTAGAGATTATTCTGGGGCTGGTGCTAATCGCATAGCAATTGACACAGCTGGCAATGTCACTATTGGGGCAGGCAATCTTATTATGGCAGACGGTAAAGGTATTGATTTTAGCAATGATGCTTCACCAGCAGGTGGAATGACAGCTGAGCTCCTTGATGATTATGAGGAAGGGACTTTTACTGGAACATGGACTGGTGTAGGCAGCGCTCCCGATTCTGCTGCAACAGACACTATGTACTATACAAAAATTGGCCGACAGGTTACTTGTTGGATAGCTTTTGCAAACAAAGACACAACTGGAGCGTCAGGCCAAATGAGAATCACAGGATTGCCCTTCACAGCAAGTAGTGCTTCAAATATTGAATGTCCGTGTAGCACTCTGTTTGCTCATAGCGTGGCTTTTGACGATGAAAAGATTCAAACTTTCAGAGTTGGAGGGGGAACTACTCAGCTTGATAGCTATGAGATAGAAAACGGAGCAACATGGGGTGCGTGGAATCAAACGGGAGGAGCAGGAAAGTATCTAAAATTCACTGTTACCTATTTTGTATAAATCAATGCTATATGGATATATAGCTGGAAATGAATAATCAACAACAAGGAGCAAAACATGGCTTTAAGTAAAGAAGTAAAATACGACAAGATTGAAGTCGTCGGTGACTATAAAGCAGTACAATGTCGTCAGTTAACCGTGATTAGCGAGGATGGAATAGAGATTTCAAAAAGTTTTCATCGTCACGTATTGCATCCCGATTCGGATATTTCGAGTGAGTCGCAAGAGGTTCAAGCTATTTGCAAAGCAGTCTGGACAGAAAAAGTAAAAAAAGCGTGGACAGCCAAGCAGGAAGAAAACAATAACCAAGCAGGAGAATCAAGTAATGAGCAAGAAGAGTCAAGTAACGGATGAAACTCCTCTAGCGAGCTCTCAGGGGAAGACAGTGGAGGAGTTGAAGCAGATAGCTCAGACTCTTCAAGTGCAGGTTCAGGAGCATCAGAGGCAAGCGAATCATCATCAGACGATGGCGACGAAAGCTCAGGGAGCTCTGGAAGTGACTCTTCAGATGATTCCGAAGGAGGAAGTGGAGCAGATGATAGCGAAGGAGACGGAGAATCATCAGGTGAATCATCAGGTGAGTGAAGCATAAATGACTCAGAAGCAAATGATGGAATTGATTCAACAGCATCATCCTGGTTTGGGCGAGACTGAAATACGTCTTGCCCTTAATCGGGTTCAGGATGACTATTGTGCTAAGACTGAGCTTATTAAAGAAACTTATACTCAGGATTCAGTAGCTGGTCAACGATATTATACACTTGATGCTCAAATTATTAAGATAATTGCTATCCAGATAAATGATGTAGAAATACCACGTCTTATTGGTAAGCCTATTATTGATGATGATGAGTGGGATGCTCAAGCAGGCCTTATAGCTCCTACGTCATCCTCAGATGACCGTTATTGGTATGTAGATGGAGGTAGGCTAGGAATAGTGGAAAAGATACCATCTGCAGCTTCTAGGGATGGTAAAATATCAGATTATCAATCAATTTCAGAGGTTAAGGAAATACGTATATCATCTATATCCCAGGCTACTGATTTTACTACTGATTTAACGGAAGTATCTGAGTTACCTACCCAATTTCATGATGCATTAGTATATAAGATAATATCTGATGGGTATCTAAAGTCTGGATTAGAACAATTTAATCCTCAAGTATCTCAGATATTTGATGCTAAGTATATGGCATTGGTAAAGGATGGTAAAAAGCATGCACGTAGTCATTATATACATGGGTCGACTATTATATCGCCTACTGATTTTTAATGGCCTGGAAGCGTGAACATAATACAGGGCAAAAGAATCTTGGGGAAACATGGTCTATTTCTGCGACAAGGCCAGATGCAACAAATGCTTTAACTTTCGCAGCTACACGAATGTGGAATGCTATTTTTTGGACAAAGGAAACTAAATCTGCCTCGGCATGGACAAAGGAAACGTAAAATGATTGATACTTTGAAAACGACAGGAGCTGGAATCGGGGGATGGTGGTTATCTATTAGTGGATGGCTACCGGAAGTAATAAGTTTATGTGTGGGTATTGCCACATTAATGTACCTTATAATTAAAATAAAGAAGGAGCTTAAATAATGGATTGGATTATTAACAACTGGACACTTTGCATTGCAATGTTTTGGATGCTGGAGAAGATAGTAAAGATAACACCAATATCATATGATGATATTCTTTTAGATATCGTTTGGGGTGGCATTAAGAAGGCGATAGGAAAGAAATAAATGCTCATAGAAATGGATGGTATAATTTGGAAAAAAATAAGGAAGGTTTTGGAAAGCTTATAGGCGATAAAGTAGCGGCTATATTTGGTCTATGGTCGTTAATTGACAATCCGCATGCCCTGCTTAAGGAGATTGGTCTTAGCAATAGGCACGTATATCATGATGTCCCCAATGAATGTTATGTCTGTGGTGGACATTCTTTTTCTAATCTATCTATCCTTGGAATATATAGTAAGCCAGTCTTTTATGAATGCGAACAATGTAGTGCTTTGCATTTAAAATATGACCAAGACTGGCTTGAAGGCCAATTTGATGGCCTAAAAGATGTATGGGTTAATCCTGCAGATTGGGAGGAAGGCGACCCACCGAAAGATGAATTTAATTAGGGAGATATATGGGTAGTGATAAGGGAGTTGTTAAGCGATATATCGTAACTCCCGATAAACATACTCCATTGCACGACAAGAAAGCAATCTCTGTCGTGAAACAGGCAATAGAGGTACTACAGCCAGATGGCTATATAGACCTTGGCGACTTTTCAGAGTGGGGTTCTGTCTCACATTGGCAGTGGAAGAACAAGAAAAAACCGCCTTTAGAATATCTTGTACCTAGTATAGATGCAGATATCAAGGCAACTAATGAGCTTTTTGACGAGATTGATGATAGTTTAGATAAGGTAAAAGTGCAGGATAAGCGATTCTGTATGGGCAACCACGAAGAATGGCTTTCCTTTTTTGTAGAGGCCCATCCTTACTTAACTAATTATACGTTTGAAGCGGTAAGTAATATTAAAGAACGGGGTTATAAATTATATAAACCTGGAGATTATTTTAAAATAGGTAAATTGCATTTTTATCATGGTCATCATTATGGTGGTCAATATCATACTGCAAATCACTTGAGAAAGCTTGGCGTTTCAATTCTATATGGACATTATCATTCAATGCAGATGATGGGAATGACAGGCCTTAACGGGCCCATAGAAGCTTGGTCTATAGGTTGTTTGAAAGATATGTCAAGTGAGAAAAATAAATGGCTAAAGGGTAGACCTCATCAATGGGTGCATGCCTTCGCTATCGTTGATTATTATTCGGGTGGTAACTTCAGTGTTACTCCGGTCAAGATAGTGGATGGAAAGGCAACATTATGGGGATACACTTTGAAGGGGTAGAAAATTTATACTTATTCATATTATTCGTGTTATTCGGAGAATTGGGCAAAAACCTCGACAACAATCCAATGGGTGGTTACAGTTGCCCAGAATACTGTGAAGTGGACCACAAACACATCATGGAAAAAGGAGAAAAAATAATGGCATATAGAATGGGAGAACATTTAATGAAAAGAGCAATGCAGGGGGATATGGATAGATTGCGCGAAGAAGAGCGATTAAGTCCCGTTGAACGAGCTCGTAATTTTGGTCAACAATTTAGTCCCGAAAGTGGAGAAGATGTTCTAAAGTTGCAAAAGCTTTTAAATAAGTCTGAGATAGGTGATTATGAGAATCTTCCCCTGAAAGAGGATGCTATATTCGGACCAAGAACAGAATCATCTCTTCGTAATTTACAAGATATGCCTCCTGAGAGGCCTATAATGGGTGTAGGTGAGGGTTTGGGGCCGGGTCTAGGTGGAATGCTTGGTAAATTACTAGGTTCCAGCCAAAAGAATCTCAGGGCAATGCGTGGAGGAAAATTTGGAGAGCGTTCTGAAGGATTCGAAGATTATGAGCCAAGTGGTGCTAATAAAGAAGGCTTTGATAAAAGTAATAGATATTAATTAATGTCTAAGCGTACTTATAAGATACTCCGTTTTGATGGTGGTATAAACAATGATGCTGACGCCCGAGATATTGGGGATAATCAGTTTGCTGAATTGCAGAATGTTGCTGTCGATGAAATGGGGAAGATTATAGTACTTGGCGATGTTCAGACTCAACGCAAAGATTTAGCTGGAAATATTACAGGACAGGGTAATGGGCTTTTTGCATGTAGTACTGACCATACTGGATTCCTTAATGATGGCGTTACTCCTGCCGCTCCTGGACAAACATATTATCTTGTTGAAGATGGTAATACTATTAGAGGTATAGGAGAAAATGGTGAAACTGCTACTATAGCTTGTACTATAGGAGATAAGGGGCCTGCCATGTATTATGTAGATGGAGCTCTTAGAATAGCAGATGCTGATGTATATGATGGAGGAGAAGTTCCTGTATGGAGGGGGTATATTAGTCCTAAGACGTATTGTAGTCCAGCCAATGATTCGATAGCTTCTGTAGCCGAACAATGGGCAACGCAAGATTCAGAGATAGCGGGGGCTTTTGAAGTTTACCAAGAAGCTACTTCGCTTACTTATCATTGCAAGAATGCTCTTATGGGTAATAATGGGGATAGTTCTCCAGACTTTTATAATTTCAATAATGGTAGTGTTACAACTCTTGATGCTGATTATAATGGCGGCGCCACTGCTACCGGTGCGTCTGGGCAAAGGTGGGGATTCTGCTTAGAATTTGATGAAGACGATGATGGAAATGGTACTGGCACTTGGATGCCTACTACTACAACTAGGTATAAGTTTTATATTACCACTATGTATGATAATCATACGCAAGAAAGCTTGCCCCAGCTATTGCAAATGTGGGGTTCTGATTTATTACATACTGATGATGATTATGACGGAGCAACTGTTCAATCTGAATTGAAGTTTACTAATGGAGAAACTCATAATGAAACAGGTGAAAATATAGCCCTTTATTTAGCTCCTGTGGTTAAGGTTAATTATAATGATGGGACGCTTTATAATTTTGGAGCTGATGCTGTTGGTGCTACAACAGCAGTAGGCAACCCAAGAATTAGTGGATTAAGGGTTTATTGGGCATCTAATGAGGATGGCTACACTACTTTATGGCAAATTTTTGATATAGACTTTGCAAAGGGAACAAAAGTGATTGGGGTGGATGGCGCAGGAGGAGGGTCTCAAGGATATAGCCCCTGGAAGGAGGCAGGAACTGTTGACCACGCTACTATAAATATTAGTACGGATAATAGATGGACTAATCCACCTAGATTTTTACAATATGATGTATTAAATGGTCATTCATCGGGAGATATAATCAAAGTTGATGCCTATAAGGCATCCGTTGTAGCCAATAGAAGGGTATATTTAGGCAATATTAAACAGGATGGTGTAATACATGGAGATAGGATGCTCAAATCTCCAGTTAATCAGTTTGACAAGTTTCCTAGTATTAATAATATTGATGTTGCTATACATGACGGGGATGATATTGTGGCTCTGGTTGAATATGCCGATAGAATATTGCAGTTTAAGAAGAATACTTGCTATATAATTAATGTATCTGGTAATAGTGAATACTTAGAAGCGGAACATAAGTTTAAAGGTATTACTAATCCAGGAGCTGCTTGTAGAACGGATTATGGGGTTGCTTGGGCTAATCAGAATGGATGTTATATGTATGATGGACAGCAAGTAACTGATTTGCTTGAAGACCAAGGTATGCGTAAGATTAATCAATCTACTTGGAGTAGTTTTATTAGTGCTGAGAATTTTCACCGTATAGGCTTTAATCCCTTTAAACGTCAATTAATAGTGCTTAATGGAACTAATGATTCCACAGTTCTTGACAATGCTTATGTCTATGACATGGTAACTAAAAGTTGGACTTTTTCAGCAAATATGGTAGCTGATGGGGAGACGGGTTCTAACTTTATTAATGACCCTGTAGATGGTAGTCTTTTGATATACAATGAGACTGGTACTGAAATAGATAAATGGGCTGATACCCCTGCTAGCGGAGCCCCTGCTATTGTAATTGCTACTAAAGATATTGACTTTGGTGAGCCAGCAGTACGTAAGAAATTATATAAGATTTATGTTACTTATAAAGGCGATGGTAGTGGTATCACTGAAAATTATCGTACCAATGGAGGAACTACAGATTATGGATTTACAGCCGGCTTTGGCAGCGTTTCAGTATGGACTAGGTTAGAACTTAAGCCATCTACTACTGATGCTAATGATATCTATTCTTGCCAATTAAGGCTAACTGGTACTTGTGCTACCAATTTTATGATTAATGATATAACCTTTGTTTTTAGACAAAAGAGTATTAAATAATGGATAGAAATAGTAGAAGATTATCGCATCAAAAGGGCAATAAGGTACAAATTGTAACCCAAGCTCCTATATCTAGCACAGGAGATGATGGCGATATGCAACTACAGACATCTGGTTTGGGTGCTATTTTATTTGTAAAGGGACAAGGTAGATGGTTTAAATTTAGACCTAGTGAATTCTCTTTAGACGGCTGGCATGGTAGCTCTTCGAAGATAAGGCTTATGCCATCTGATTTTGCGCATGGGATTACTGCTGGCTCGGAGGATATTCAATATAACGCTTTATTTGGGTATCTTTCATTTGTTAATAGTAGTGCTAGCAATCAGTTAGCTGTCAGCGTAGCCGTTCCTATTGGTTTTATAGCTATTAAGGCTCATATATATGTGCTTGAATATGGGAGCGTAGACCTTCCTACGGTTACTGTTTACGAAGGTAACTTGTCTGTACCTGGTGCTGGCCTTACATTGGGAACTGGCACTGCCAATACTGAATTTTCCTTGAGTGGCGGCGTTCAGGCAAGTGATGACCATTATTTATCAATTGGGGTGTATAGCGTGCATGGGGGTTACCATGCCACTTCTGAACATTATGTAAGGGGTGGGTATATTACAATAGTACCAGTATTAACTCCTGAAAGAATAATTGAAGGAATGACGGATAGTGATGTCTTAGGAAGGCAATCATAATAGTGTTAAGATTGATTAAAATACAGGGAATAAGTTATGGGCATTAAATTAGCAAGTTCAATATTAGAGAGAGATGTTAAAAAGGAAAGTTCAAAGCTTGGCAAACAGGCTGCAGAGCTATCTAAAGCAAAGAGCTTTGGAGGGGGTATTGGTGGATTACTTGGTGCTGTAGTAGGTGTTGCTCTTGCTCCTGTTACTGGCGGTGCTAGTTTGGCGCTTGCTGGAGCTATTGGAGGTGGGCTAGGAACTTTGATTGGTAGTAAAATAGGTGGAGCTAGTAAGGGTGGACAAGAATCTTTATATGGTGGCAAGTTCCTACAGACAAGTCGTAGTAATATTGCTGACCAGATGGCTCAGCAAGAAGGTATGAGTGTCCTAAAAGGAGCTGCTACTGGTGCGTTTTCAGCAGGTAATATCGCTGGAGGTATAGAAGCCTTTAAAGCAGGTGGCTTGGGAGAGCTTGGTAAATATATGGGCATGCCTGGAATGGGTGGAAGCGCAGTTACTAAGGTTCCTGGAGGCGGTGTAATAGAAAAAGCTACTGGTAAGGCTGGTATGATGCTAGATGGACAATGGATTGGCTCTGCTGCACAGCCTTTGACTGGAGGCGGGGGACTTGGCAAGGTGTTAGGTGGTATGGGTAAAGTTGGCAAAGGTGTGTATGGTGCTGCAGATAAGTTCTTAGCAGGTGGTATGCTTCCTGGAGGTCAACCCGCAGGCGAAGGGTGGCTTGGTGGATTGATGGGCTCTCAAACAGGGCAACCTGAGTATACTGCTCAATCTGGAGATTCTCCAGGGGGTATATTAGAAGGTGGCGGTAGCAATATATTAGATATTATATCTGGAGGAGTTCCTGATACTGGAGTATATGCGAATGTAGACCCAGTTATGAAGCAGAGAGTGCAACAATACATAAGTTCTGGATGGGCTAAAGACGATACAATAGATGAGGAAGTTTGGCAAATGATGGGAGGCCAATAATGGCAGTTAATTTACTTAGTTTAGCAAAACAATTAGGGGGTAGTCTTCATAGTACTCCTAGGAAAAGACGTTCATCTGGACGTTCCAGTTACCAGAATCAACCTAGCAATCTACAACGTGGCACGCATATACCAGGAACTGATATAAGGCAGAATACTGGCTTAGCTAGCAAGGGTCGTAGGGGAGATACTAAGATACGTAGAGTAAAGGGAGAGCCTTCTCATGTTAATACTGCTGAAGCCAGGGCAATAGATACACTTGGTCCTATTGGAGAGGCTTGGGTTCAGAGTATAGGTAGTGGTACTATTAATCCTAAGACTGGGCTTAGGGAATATGGATGGCTTTCTTCTGCAATGAAAGGTGATTGGGGTAGATTTGGTAAAACTAAAGCCAGAAAAGCCCGTGATAGGGCAATGGCAACTGCTGCTTCTAGACATGCAATGTTTGAAAAATTCAGACGTAAATATGAGAATGAAAATATAGCAGGTATCTTTACTAAAGATGAGGCTGATGATTCTCCTGGCATTGCAGCCACATATAATTCTAAGCTAGAGCCTGGATTCAATTCATTTGTGGCAGATTTATCTGGGCTAGTAACAGGCACGGAAGATATAGGAAAACAAATGACGGCGCAAAATGAATTTTATAGGAAAGCTAAAGAAGGAATAGGGGGCAATGCGTTGTTTAAGTCGATAGGGGAGAAGAAGTTTCAAGGAGCAGATGCTTTGCAGAGTTCTATAGACACAGCGGTAGAGAAGCAAAAGGCCTCAAATAAAGATGATATTTTAGATTATACTGATACTTATGACCCCCGTAAACAAAATGAAGCTTTAGATAATTTTAATAGACAGGGGGCACAATTAGGATTGAAGGAAGAGGGAGCTTTTGCTGCCGATACAATGAGCCAAAAGAATGTAGGTGCTCAATTGTCAAGCGGTTTATTTGGTATGTTAACACAGGCTCAGGAGACTGAAAGCCAGAAAGGTTTTGCAGGAAGTGGTGATTTTGCTCAGCAATTCCAACAAAAGCAGGCTATGAAAGACGCTGAACGTCAGGTTAATGCAGGCTCGACAGATAGAGAAATGCAGATAAAAGAAATAGGTATCCAGAGAGAACAAGCAGCAGCTGACTTAGCTTCTCAAACTAAAGATTTACAAGAAGATTATAATCAGCAATTCTGGGAAGATATGGTTAGCTGGGATTCAGCTGTTAACGCATAAGGAGAAATAATATGGCAGCAAAAATATATTCAAATGCAGGTGTATCAATGCAGGCAGATACAGGAGGTGATGTAGCAAGTGAGATAATGAGTTGGATGCAACAAGCTCAAGCTAATAAGCGAGCTGATTCTCAATTGCTTATGCAAGAAGCTGAACATAAGTGGCGGATGGATACTGAAAGACGTACATTAAACTCAGTTAATGCTTTGCAGACATACTCTGGCGAGGGATATGATTGGGAAGGACTTTCTGGTGGCAATATGGGTGCAATTTTTGGCAAGTCATTACCTGATTTTAATGAAGGGTTTAAGAAGTATGAGGAAGCTCAGCTATCTAACGGTGCTTCTGCTAATGTTTCTGTTTTTATGGATGCTAGGAAAGCCAATGACCAACGCTATATGAATGTCATTAAAGGCAAATTTAATGCTTTACGGGAAACAGTAAAAAATAATAATCCTAATAGTGACGATGCTGATATTAATCGGTATATGAATAAATATTATAATGCTGATAAGGTATATGCTAACTATATATCTGCTTTTGATGTTAACGACCCTTTAACTGGCTTGCAATATCAGCCAACTGATAGAAGTACTGGTATACTTGCTAATATAGGGAGTATGTTTTATAAACCCTCCGTTAAGGGTGAGGCAGGAGAAACTGGTGGAGGTATAGCTCCCCTACCATCCATTGCTATGGGTGCTTCTCCTTTAGCCGCAGGTTATGGTGCTTATAAAGGTGTAAAACAATATAAGGCTGCTAGTGCTGATTATCTTGCTCAAGCTGAAAAGGATTGGGGTAAATATAAACAGAATAAAACTAAAATTCTAAAGGGTAAGAAAAAGGGTCAGTTTAAATATTCTCCAGCTGAGGGTAGTGGATTAGATGCTAAAGCTTTTAAGAAAAAATATGGTACAACAAAAAAAGCTTTTGGTGGTGAGAAAGTATTTAAAGCATCTGAAGAAGCTATGAAAAAGGCTAGGTCTACTGGATTTAAAGGTACTTGGGCTTCTAAAACTGGAAGTTACTTGTCTGAAAAGGGCAAAGCTCTTGGTGCAGCTGCTCCTGAATCTGCTAAAAATATTCTATCAAAAGCCAAAGGTATGGCTAAGACAGGTGCATGGTATGGTGGTGCAAATATCGCTGGTGGCGCCCTAGGTGACCTTGTTGGCGGTTTAGCTGGTGAAAAAAGTGGACGTGTCGGTAGGGAAATAGGAGAACTTTCTGCTGCTGTTGGTACTCCTGGCCTACGTACAATGTATTCTAATATTAGTAAGAAAATATCCGAGAAGGGCATAAAATGGGCCCTTGATAAGATAATGAAAAAAGGTGGCGTTAAACTTGCTGCTAAATTAGCTGCTAAAGGAGCATTAGGTAGTATAGGTGGAGCCATGTCTGGTGGTGTTGCTACAGGAGTAGCTGTTGCTTGGGCCGCTAAGGATGTATATGATATAGCTCGTATTTTATCGGAGGATTAAAGTGCCACAGCCTGCCAATTGGCAACCTAGTTATGATGAAACTCAGACAAGACGTTTATTAGAATATTATAAAGGTCGAGCTGAGCAACTAAGGCCTGAACAAGAAGAAGAGCTACAGCGCCATGCTGAAGCTTACAATATTCCCTTTTATACTGGAGATTTCTCTCTACTTGATGCTATAGGTCAGGCTAGTGCTGGCTTTGTAGAAGGCTTTACTACTCTCAACATAATGGACCATCCTGATAATGAGTATGAGGGTATAGCAAGAAGCTTTGGGCATCTAGCTGGATTTGTGCCTGGTATACTTGCTGGTCCTGCTAAGCTTCTTGGAGCTCGTGGCTTTGCTGCAGGGGCTGCTAGACTTAAATCAATCCCTATGCGTGGTGCAGATTTCTTAGCTAAGCATGCTAAACAAGCTATCAAGTCATCTTCTAAAGGATTTATCGGTAGAAGTCAAGCTATGCAAACAGCTAAGAATTATATGTTAGGCGATAAGGCAAAACATATTGTAGAAGGTGCCTTTCATCTTGGTGCTGCTTCTGGTCTATCAGCATGGCAAGGTGGTGTCGACCAAATGCTAAATGCTGGCATGAGTGGTGCGGTAGCTGGGGGTGTTTTCAGAACAATAGGAAACTTGACACCTGGTACTGCTGCACACGAAAAGGTAGGAAAAGCCATAGCAGGCTCACTATTTATGGGATTACCAGCCACTACTAGAGGCGCTACTACTCCTGAACAAGTATATGAATATATGATGGGTGCTTACTTTGGTGGCAAGGAAGTATCATGGACTAGAGCTAAAGCTCATAAGTCTATGGCTAAGATGGCTGAACAGGCTAAAGAAGACCCTGAATGGGCCGGTATGTCCGGCATGGACCCAGAACTTTGGAAAGGCTATAAAGCTCTACCTGAAGAAGTTAAACCTATTCTAAAGGAAGAAGCTACTAAAGCCTGGGGAAGCCCTGATGCTAATCGAGAAGGTTGGATAGCCTACAAACTTATGAAGGAGCTTGGCCAGGAAGGTAAGATTACTGAGGAAGAGCTTATTGAACAGGGTTATACTGCTACTGGCGAATATAAGGAAGGTGACAAGGTATATCGTGCTGACCCAGAGATGGTACGACAGACGTTCAAATCTTTTGTTACTTCTGGCGGTGAAGCTGGAGCTGATACTAAGTTTGCTAAAGAAGCTAATCGTATGGGCATTCCCACTATTCACTATACCTTTGGCGCTCATAAAGGCAAGATTAAAGCTGTCGGCTTTCAACGTATGTTATCACAGGCAGAGCTCGATGAAGCTGATGCTCATGTAAGAGATGCTAATCTAAGCATCGGTAAAAATACTCCTATTGAAGAAAAGACACGAAACGAGCAACGTCGTAGATGGTACCAAGTTAAGTGGGCTGATTCTGTATATGTTGTAGGGGAATTTGAAAGGGCAGAAAAACGTAAGCCTCAGGGTGGAGATGAAGTATATATTAAAAGGAATACACAAATCAAAGGTATGGAAGGATTAACAGCTCAGATGGCTGTTGATAGTGGTAAGACTGTTCATTTCTTTAATCAGAAAGAAGGACAATGGTATAAGTGGAATCAAGGTGCTGGACAATATACTACACAAAAAGCTCCACCTAAACCTACTGCTAGATTTGCTGGTGTAGGTATCGAAAATATCAATAAAGCAGGCAGGAAGGCCATAGAAGACCTTTTTGATACCCACTGGACCCCAACTGCCCCTGCAACGGAAAAGGTCGCTATACAGGCTGCTAAGGGCAAAGAACGGCAAGCAGCTGCAACTATCAAGGTAAAACTGGATGAAAATCAAGAGTTATACAATGAATTAAAGGATTCAACTGCATTATTAAAGTCTCAGGGTGCTGATACTACTCTGCAGGAAACAAGGCTTAATGAAATAGCTTTAGAGAATCAATCTTTAGCAGAAAGATATAATCGTATTGTTAATATCAAACAACAACGAGAACCTATACCTATTATACTTAATAAGGAGGTTATAGAAGCTGAAGTATCAGATAAAGCTGATGTTGACTTTGAAGGACCGACAGAACTTGAAGTTGGTAAACGTTCAATGCAATTTGCTAGTAAACATCTTGATAAGATTATTGCAGGTGCTCCAAATACTATGGAAGGACAGATAATTAAGGGAAAACTTGCCAATATTGTTCAAGATACCCTTGGAGAATCTGATGCTAATGGTAAGCATATCTACTTAAGGCGTGGCTCACAAGAGAATTTGTCAGAACAATGGGCTGACTCTGTAGAAGCTAAGATTAGAGAGGAATATGTGCTGAGCGAGGACCCTAAGAGAGCTGATTACTTTGAACTTGGCAATGATGCAAGACGTGAAATGCGCCAATGGATGACAAGAAAGAATACTGGTAACGTAGTTTATCATTTACAGTCTGATGGTAAGAGTGTATTTAAAGGTAAAGACCCAAGTGCTCCAGTATCTTTAGCTGGTAACAGGAAACATCAAGAAGAGCCTACTAAAGCTATAGAAGTAGCTTATCTTAATTCTGGTGGAAACGAACTAGAACCAACATATATGGTACTTGACCATGTCACTGTAACTGGAGATAAAGGTCGTCAAGATATTACACTTAATAACTTTCGTCAAAATCATCTTTTAAAGAAGAATAAGTATGATGACAGACTGGCTGCCAGGGAATATAATGAATTTGTTGGTAAAGCTATGAAAGATATGGCCAAGCAAGGCTACTATCTATTTGGCGGCAAAGCTGATGCTGATAGAATGTATTGGGTTAGATATAATCCTACAGTAGAAAAGTTATCAGGTAAGGACGTTAGAAACGAACTTAAATCTGTTGAAAAAGAAGCTGTTACTGTTCATAAAGATTTTAGGAAGCAACTTAAATCATCACGTAAAGAATATGTGGATAAGTATGGTGCTACTGCAGATGAATTTGATAAAATATATCTATCTAATATCAAGTATGACTTACAGATGAATGGCATGGAATTTACTCCAGAGAATGTTAATACTATTCTTACTCATCCTGGGTTTATCAAAAATTCCGCAGCTTACAACAAGAGATTACAGGTTTGGATGAACAATGCCTGGGCTGGCGACCGCGCCTTTATTCACGAACGCGTACAAGACGTTAATCCTCTAAATGAACGTGGAAACTATAGATATATCATAGTTAGTGACCTTGGTGAAGCTTTTAATAAGATGACAAAAGCACAGCAGAAGTCTCATCAGTCACTAGTTAAACGTTTGAATAATGAAATGGCTGAGCATGTTGATGGTGCTATTATTGTATCTGATAAGGTGCTTGATTCAATTAATGCTGATTTTGGTGTACCTGATTCAGGGCAGAATAAATCATTCATTGTATCTCCACATGCACAAAGAGGTGCAGTACTTGGCAAGTATATGTTACATGGAGCAGGACCGGAACTAAGCAAGCTTATGAATGCAGAAAATCTTCATATGATAATGCAGGAAACTGCAGTTAAACAGCGTGGTATACGTGATATCGGTGATTATAGTATAGAAAATGGTCAACTGAAAATTAATGCTAATATATATGGTGACCTTGCTCCTGAGCATGTTATGGGTAACTTTGGTGTGTATGGTAATAAGCACTTTATGGAGAATCAGCGTGTGCCTAAACAGCTATTACAAGCTCTTTTACCTAATACCTGGAACCCTACCAAACAAGAGGTAGTTGATGGCGCCTTTGATGATATCATATATAAACGTTGGATGGGTGATGGTGAAGTCAACAAGCGAGTTGATTCTTATTTAGAACGTGCTGGCAAAAAGGTATTAACCCAGGAAGAACTTATTGAACTTGAGACTGATATTATTAAAAATATAGATAATATTGGTATTGAGAAGCTTGTTGAAGCTATGAAATCAGAATCTACCCCAGGGCTTACTGAGGCTATCTATAATAAGATTCTTAAGGTAGATAAAAACCTTGTTATGAATGAATATCTTGAAGGCAATTTGACTGAAGAGGATTATAGGGAACATAATACTGAGGTAGGTGAATTTAATTCTATTGTTGACCGTATTACTACAGCAGCACATAAATGGGCAGCAAAACAAAGAGAAGCAGGTATTGAAGCTAATGTAACTTCTGTATATATGCATAAGTTTATTAGGGATTTTAGAGTAAAAGCTGTACAAAATTTCTTACTTAATACAGCAACTAAACCACTTAGGAAGAATTCAGCAGTTGGATTCATGCGACCATATGATAAGGCTATGCAAGCAAACCTTGATAATTCTAATGAACTTCTCAGAGCTGATAATAAAGAAGGTATTAATTACAAGGATGACTTATTCTTTTTAGATAATCACTTTAAAGATGTCAAGGTAAGCCTAAAGTTTGAAAAGGGTGACCATCAATCTCTGAAGCAAACTACTTTAGGTAGATTATGGGAGCTATATAATAAGAAGGTAGATGGGAAGAGCTTCTTTAACAAGGAAGACAAAGCTTATGTCGAAGATGTATTAGAAGCTGTTACTATGCGTGTTCCTATGGACTCCATGTCAGGCGCTCAGGTACTTAAGTTTAGCGGGTTTACAGGACGTAAAGGCCATGGTATATTGCTCCATAGTAGAGCTATGAAAGCTGAAGGTGGTGCTGACTTGGATGGTGACAAGTCTTTCATATTCTTTGGTGGTGAAGGTGGCATGCGTACTGAATGGAAAGAAGCTTATAAATCTAATAAGGAAGAGTTTTATAAGCACTATAAAAAGGGAGATACTAGAATCTCTGATAATAAGGAAGGTACTATATTAACTGGCAAGCATAAGGGTAAGATGTATCGTGACCCACTTAGTATTAGCCCTTCCCCTGAACGTGAGAAAGACTTGACATCTAAAGCCTTTCAATATTCACCAACAGAACGTATTCGTATTTCAGAGGCAGCAGTTGCAGGCCGTCAGTTACTTGGCCCGGCTGTTAATCAGAAGCAACTTATGTCTGCTGCTTACAATGCTATCATTGCTAATGGTGGTAAAGATACTATATTTATGCGGTTACCTGGTAAGAAGAAAAATAAGAAGGGTTTCCCAATTTATGAAAACTATAAAGTCAAGATAGTGGCTAGGACAGATAAAAAATCACAAGCTGACCAGCGTGGTATTGGGCGTGCTCAAGTTGGCTTAGCATCTGACCCATTGGATGAACTTGGGCTGACTGGTCAAGATGCATGGTTCAGGCAGTTATGGAATGCACATTTTAAGATAGATGGCAAGCCAGAACTAATATTTGGAGGCAAGAAACGTCCTGTTAAGGTTCCTATAGAAGAATTTATGAAGAAGTTTAGTCAAGGAGAGCCTGATTCAAGGTTTTTACGTGGTGGCATCTTTGCTAATTTATCTGCAGTTAATAAGGCTTATTGGGGACGTAATTGGGCAGCTGGACGTAAGTGGAATATGCTTGAGATACAAGCTATGGGTAATAAGATAGGGGGTATACCAATTAAAGCCCAGGAAGCATCTATTATGTCTAAAACTGGTAAGATGCTACAGGGATTAGATTGGTCTGATTCTGTATTTGCTAAGATTGATGATGTATCTTTAACTAAAGCTTATGAAGCTCATAAAGGTAGGTTAGATGAATTTGATTGGATGAAACGTCTTCTTGGTCGTCCTAGTTTTAAAGTTACTAAAAATCCATATATTACGAATATGATAAATCCTAAGTTCAAACTATGGACAAGTCTTGGTATAGAGAAAACTGCTGATAATTTTAGAGATTTTCTTGACGTAATTGATGGGACTATATTTGATAACCAAGTAAAGGATAATCCAACGAAATATTTCCGTGTTTCCAGGGAAGGTAGATATACAGGTGGTGATAGTAGGCAACGTAGAGCTAGGCGTGATTTATTAATTGAGTTTCGTTTATTAGCAGAGGACTTTGTTGTTAATGATATGAGCGATATAGCAAGCTTGACAAATATATCTGGAGTGCTTGAGGATATGGTTAGGCAGCGTGATATTGGATTTACAGTAGATAAATTACAAGCTGAAATATCGCAACTTAATATAGAGCTAAAAAAATCTCAACCTGCAGATAAGGTGGCTAAATTAACGGCTAGAAGCAATCAATTAAATAAGCTGTTAATTAAAGCACAGCAATCTACACAACTAAATTTACAACAAACTGTTGAATCTATTCATAAGAAGGTAGAATATTTAAAGAGAAACTCTTATCTCATGACTCGTGATAGACGTAATATGGAGAAATATGATGCCGATATTATGCAGATGAGTGAAGCTAACAGGGAAAATGTTAATAGATTGTTTAGAGTCCATTTTGCCGCTGAAGGTATCAAGGAACCTCAACAGAAACGTGCTCTTGGTGATGAAATAACAGCAGAGATGAATCAGGATGAAATTGATATTGAAATCTTTAATTATAAAAAAGGCTTAACACCTAATGGTGAACGTTTATTTGACCAGTTAATGCTTGGCTCTATCAATCGTGGCAAGATGGAAGCTATAGAAAAGTTTGAGCGAGGTGTTAAAGAATGGGACCCATTTACAATTGATGTTATTAAAGGGTTACGTTCAGAAGCGTCAAGAACATCTGTATCTAAGCTTGGCTTTAATAGTAATGCTATAGGTGATAGGGAAATTCAATCCCATATAGGTTCATTTGCTGAGCAATTTAAAGAGGCTTATCGTGCTCCAACTGGTGAACAGGCTAAGGAATTTGCAGAAAAAGCTGACAAGTATGAAGCTAGAATTGGTGAAGATGAGTTTGACCAGGCATTTGTTGAGGCATTAGTGCCCTCTGGCTATGCTGGTATTACTAAAGCTCCTAAAGGTAAGCTTAGTCCTGAAAGTCAGTCATTAGCAGTAGAAATAGCTGATATGCTTAAATCACTTAATAACAAGCATGGTCAGGATATAAATGAAATCGCCAGGGGAATTGTTGGTAAAGACTTAAATTCTATGAATAAGAATGATTTTGTGATATTGCGCAACTGGTTTCAAGATATGAAGCGCGGCAACTTTGTTCAAAGAATGTTTCATAAAGCTGGTCCTGTTGAACTCAATAAACGTCATTGGGCTTTCTTTCCCAAGGCTGTCAATCGAGAGATTATGCGTGATGACCTTGTTATGATGAGAAAAAAGGGGTGGTTTACAGATAGATTAGGTGTGGCGAGGGAAGGTATTATATCTAGACCTACTCATTATCTGGATATTATACAGAATTTCATAGCTAAAATGTCTGATTCTGCAACTGGTGTATCTGATAAGTATATCAAACGATTTCATGATTCTATGCAATTTCATGCTGGTATTGAAGATAGCGGTCCATTGTGGGAAATAGCTGTACGTAAGCGTGAAAATCATCCAGAGGTAAGAAGACAGATAGAGAATGGTAAGGATAATCTTGAAGTTAAGGATAGGGCTCTTCGTGAAATAGCCACTAGGATGGGTGAAGCTGAAAGAGATAACGATTGGAAAAATCTACAGAATAAAGAATATACTGTTAGTGTAATTGAGGATGGAGTTTCAGTACGTAAAACTTTGACTGGCAAGCAAATAGTTGAGCAAATCAATAGTGGACTGGATGGTTTGTTTAAAGAGATGAAGCAATTTATTTCTGGTGACCCTAATGCACTTAATGATTATAGGTTTCAAAATCCTAAGCGCGGCATGGAATATGACTATAAGAAATTTATACGACATTTGCAAGAACATTTAGCTGGTACTTCTAAAAGATGGGCTAGAGAAGGTATAGTTGATGTACCATCTCATTTTGGTATTGATGGACTACGACGTATTGCTAGGTCAATGCAAATAGATATGATGGGCAATAACAAGGAAGCGAGGAAAGCTTTGGCTAAAGAGCCTATTATTGGTACTGGACATATAGGGACTAAAGACGGGGAAGGTTATTTTCCACATATGTTCTTTGATAAGGCTATATCTAAAAAGGTGATGAAATCAGCTTTAGAAAGAATTGTTAAAGCTTCTGAATCAGAAATGACTGCAGAAGATAAGAAATTTGAAATTAAGAAGCTTATATATAAGAACAAATCCCTTGGAGGCGATTGGCATTTTGAAGATATGGAAGAATGGGATTTAGTAGACCAGGTTCTTGGGGAGATTTCTACAGGAAAGAAAGCATCAGAAAATTTAATTAGGCATTTTAATCCAGATGAAAAGTCTGGTGCTATGAAGTCTCGTGAAGTACATATGGCTGGATGGAGTATTGACCCAGTAGTAGTTGAATCTTATATTAGGTCACTATCCAATACTTACCATAGGCAGCTATCACAAATGTTTGGCAGAGAAATGACTGATAAGATGTATGGACAGATGGTTGGTAAGTGGGGCAAAGAGCAGGCACAAGCTTGGCAGAATTTTGCTAAGCTATATGTTCAAGATTCTATTGGTAATCCTTCTATCATACCAGAGAGAATATGGGAGCAAGATATAATGAAGCTTAAAGGGACTCCTTATGCCTGGTTTGCAGATAATCATGTTAGAGATAGATTAAACAAGTTTGCTAAAAAATTAGGGCTCGGTAATAAGGCTCTTCCTGAGGATATGCGCGGCGTAGATGTGGAGATGTTACGTAATTGGTCTAACTTAGAAGCGCAATATGAAATGGCGTCATTACTTGCTCACCCTAAATCTATGGCAGCTAATATATTTGGTGGTGTTACTCATACGATACAATCTGCTGGTATGGGTAATTTTATTAAAGCTAGGTCGCCTGGTTATCTTGCTAAAATTAACCCTAAATGGAAAACCCTAAAGGACGTTAATGAATTTGTTGTAAGTCAAGGTGTAATACCAGAATTTATGATGTATGACATGGGCTTACAGAAAGAATTTCAAAATACCAGGGGTAAAGGTTTTCTTGAAGAATTAGGTGCCAAGCTTACCAGGGACCCTGAGATGTCAGAGAAAACACTTGCTGAGATTGCTTCTAAACATGGTATTAAAGATAAAGCGATGAATATTGCCTCTAAATTTATGACTGTTCCAGAGAGGATGCTACGTAGAGATGCCTTTATGTCTCACTATATACAAGCATGGGAGAAGTTTGGCGGCGCTATTAAAGAATATGACCACCCATTTTTAGTTGAACTGGCTAAGAAAGGTGTTAAGGCTACACAGTTTTTATATAATGCCCCTCACAGGCCCGCATTTGCCCGTACAGCGCTAGGAAAGATGGTAAGCCGGTTCCAACTATGGGCATGGAACTCTGTGCGCTTTAGGAACGATGTAAGGCGTCAAGCTAGAATCTATGGATTTAAGCCTGGTACTGAAGAATGGCGTAGATTTGAACGTACACTTCAAACGGACCTAGTCGTATTTGGACTTGCCAATATTTATGCGTATTCAATATTTGAAAACAATTTACCACAACCATGGGGCTGGATACAAGATTGGTCAGATTGGATTTTCGGTGATGAAAATGAAAGAGATAAAGCTTTTTACGGTGCTTGGCCAACGAAGGTTGCTCCATTACAAATGGTAACTCCTCCCGGCCTTCGTATGGTCGGCCCCGTATTTAATGCTATGCTTAATGATGATTGGTCAAGAGTAGCTCAATATAATACTTGGACGCTATTTCCATTTGGCAGGATAGCTAGAGATGTTGCACCGTGGGCTCCTGGTAATCTAATAGAAAATCCTGGTAGAATCTTTGAAAAGATTGGCGGTATACCAGTTCAACAATATCAACGTAAATTTAAAGAATGGAGAGAGGAAAAACCTGATGTTACTTATGCTAAGGGGCCAATCGAATTATGATAAAATTTTGCGTGTACGTTATTAGTACCCTTTCGATATTGGCAGATGGAAATTAAGACACCTTATCCTAAACCAAGGAGAGTTATGGAAAAAAAAGACATAAGAAGATTGATTTTGCTTATCTGGATGTGTTTTATTGGATATTTTGTTTTTGAAATATGGCAGAACATGGACTATTTGACCAGACTAATAGATGCGTATATGAGAATGATAGCTAATATGGGCAAGTTAGGAGCTACTCCTTTATGATGAAACTTATCGTACTTTCCGTACTACTTAATACAGGGGATATAGTTGCTATTCTTCCAGATAATACGAAAACAGAAGCTAGGAAACGCAGCGGTAAAGGGAATCGTGGACGTAGACGTGGTGGAGGTGGTTTAAGGTAGCGAGGGAAAAGCTATAGCCTTTCCCCCCTCTTGTTGCTACCTTTTTCCTTCACAACTCAATTTTTTTCAATCTTACTGGTAAGACGTTCAACCAAATCACCACAACTGCATTCTACATGGATAAGTATACTTTCATCTATATAAAATCCATCTTCACTTACGAAACCATATAAAGCTTCAATAGCTGGTGCGTGAGGGCCGATTAATTGGTGACATATATCACATTTTACGTAAGAAGTATCAGGTTCATTTACTCTGTCCATCATCTATCATTCCTTGTAATAATAAGAGGTAGACAATAGCATCGGTAATACGTCCAGAGACATTTTCTCTCTGTGATTTATGACCATTAATATGAGCCATAATTCCATCTATATGTTTTAATAAGTAGGTCATTAATGCTTGTTCGCGAGTAACACCTGTAAAGCTTGCCACACGTTCAAAATTTGCAAACACATTCGTATCGGTACGTGCGTATTCCTTTTGACCAGCATCCCTAATCTTAAGGACTTGCTTCAACTGGCGCCGGACTACTTTTTGCATTTCCTGATACGTCATTATCTGCCTCTTTTTTTATTCTTTCGTTTATAAACCCACTGAAGCCATCCTGGTCATCTTTAAATTCAATGTACATGTCAAGGGTCCCGCATAAAGTTCGTATATCATTCTTTACAGTATGAATTTCTTGAATCAAACTATTGATTACCTGGACGACTTCCTTTTGGGTTGGTTTCCTACGTTTACCCATCGCTATCCTTTTTAGATTCCTTCATATTACGTTTTAATTTAGCTGTAAAACGCTTCATTGCTTTGTCAGCTTCATATTGCATATTTCGTATCATCTGGTTATCCGTAGAACCAACTGATGTGTTTACCTCAGGTAACTCCTTTGTGCGAGTGGCATAAAGCCTATCTCTCAGGTCTTGATTCTCTTTTTCCAGCGTTTCTATACGAATTAAGGCTTCTTCGAAGTTTTTCATAATAATCCAGTAGCTTGGCAGAATTTATCTGAATCAAACTGGTCATTATCTTCTTCGAAAATTACACATAAATCATGTACAAAATCAACGTAATTATCGTATTCAAGGGATGTGCGATGTTCACGAACTACCTTTGCTATTTTTACGTAGTGTTTTCTGGACATCGTAACCTCCTGGTTTAATATATCTATATACAGTTCTTCTTGATATTTTGAAACGTTGCATAAGTTTTGGTACACTAGAACCCATAGCTCGATACATTTTAATCATTCTGACTTTCCATATACCGAGCTTTCGTGGACGACCTGTTTTCAAAGTTTATCCTCCTGTTCTATTTTTTCATGAGGAGCCTTAGATGGTTCCTCTAGCCATTTAATACGTTCCATTAGCATTTCAATCTGTGCATTAAGACGTGTTGTTTCGTTTGTAGTCCAAGTTCTAAATTGATTCATGCCATCTTTCCAATCTGCGTCTTCAGCAATTCTATCATTCCCCATCCAATGCATCCTTTCGTATAGGATAAGTATTTTTTTCTAAAACAAGCCGTAAAGCTTGACACCAACCAAGAATTGTTTTATCATTATTTTTGGTAGTTGCCCTTTCGCAGGCTTTTAAGAGTCTTTTTACTTGATTTTCGCTTAACATTTAATACCTCCTTTTTATAGCATTCAGGGCAATAAGGGGCACTGCCATCAAGGACAGTAGCCACCTTATCGCACTCAATACAATGATTAGGTAGAGGCATCCTTTTCTAAATCAACCTCTTTATCCTGATTTACTGTTTGTTTAATACTATTTATAACACGATTAAATGTATTGTCTTTAGGAGCATCTCCTATAGCACGTCCTAAATAATCCATTTTTTCTGTTACGGGTGCAACAAGAGGTTCTTTTCTAGTGTCCCTTATATATGTTTCACCTTCTTCAAGCATTAATTCCAGTTCACCAGTTTGTCGTTTTAATTTGCTAACTTCAGCAGCTAATTCAAGTTCTGTATTTAACATTGTAGCTACTGTTTCAGTCAATTGTTTTACACAATCAACTAATTGATGCAACTGTTCATTCATATTAACTCTCCTTTTGTGTAAAAGATTTTAGTTAAAGGCAGGAGAACAAGTCGACTAGTATTGTCATCTCCGCCATCTGTTTCTATTGCAATGCCAAGTTCTTTCATCTTTTTAATCTTGGCCTTTAATTCTGGAACTGGCAGCATAATGATTCCGCGTATTTCATCATTATCTACCAGAAAGTGGGCCCACCAATCTGCTTCTGTCGTCGCTATTCCAGACAAATTACCACGTGACATATATTCAATGGCAATATTTCCAGTTGATTTCCATATATCACGCTCTGACTTGACTTCAATAGTTTTATCAGTCAAGACTTTTGATAGTACATCTTCATATACCTTGCCAAATTTAAGGTCAATATCAAAACGACTATCATTGTTACTCATTTTTTCAGCTCTATATTCCTCCAGGGTCATTGTAGGACCATTGGGATTATAAAATGTTGATTCATTACCACATTTAAAACAAATAGTTGGCTGCTCATGTATTGGAGATGCATTACAACATTCGCTATACACAGCAGGTTTATTAATTCTTCTCAACGTATTCGATTGCAATACCATCTGCAATTAGTTTTCTACCTCTTTCTGGATTAGCCCCATAATTAAGAACTTTACCTATAGTTACAGGCTTTGTTCTCCAATTATTATGTCCATAAAAAGATTTAATTAGTTTTATTCGTAAATTCTTTACACTTATCTGATTCATTCTTTCTCCTTTAAATTAATTTCATACTCGGGAGTTAAAGCTTCCGTAAGCTCCCTGGCAAGCCCCTGTACGCCTTTAATAGCATCAACAAGGTTATCTACCTCTAAACACCTTATCTCACGCTGAAGAAGTCCATTTGTAGCATTTTCCAATGTTTGATACCAGGCAATTTGCTTCCAGTATTTGCCTCTTTTAGGTTCTATAGTCCATTTTGATACCGCCCAACCTATAGGACCTGATTCAATAGCATAGTCATTATTTATCTTTAAAAACATTATATCTCCTTAAATTACAGGGGAGCCATGAATTGGCATTCCGACTTGACCCCCCTTGAATCATCTGCCTCTTAATTTGCAGATTACCCATATTTTTGAGCAGACAGCTGGTCGGAATCGCGATTGCGGTCTCTATATGTTCGTTAGACATTATGGAAGCGTATCTGCTCAATTAAAAACCCAAAACAATATAATCATAAGCAATTTATCGAATAACCACAATATAATTAAAATTGTTAATTTTTTATCGTTAGAAAAATGAAAGGGGAAGAAGTTTCTGGTGGCAATCTCCTCTCCAGTCTTGGGGTACCCGCCTTGCTTTTTCCCCTTCATTTTATCACTAGGATTAGTGAGTAACTGCTACACGCCAAACACGTGTAACTCTACCAGCTCTTCCTCTTCCGTTAATAGTACGAGTAATGAACTTTAAGGAATCATTTCTCTTATGTAAACGGGTAATAGCATTTCTTAATGCTTTTATTTTACTTAATGGAGCAACAAAAGAATCGCCAACTTCCATATCAAGTAATGGAAATTCACTCAAATTATGATACTGAGGAACTGGAACACCCCTTTCAATGGGATAGTCTGTCTCTAGAGTAACATCTTTAGTAATTGCAGGTTGTCCATTGTGAATGCCTGGTGGTGTTTTACCAGTCATCATAAAGCGTTCAAAGTCGCCTTTAGTATACTTTTTCACACGTGTTGTTGTCTTTCTATTCAAAACATCTCCTTTCCGGATAATTTCCGAAAAATGTAAGAGCTAATTCGCTCCGGTTGATTGTTTAGCCATTTAACTACCATTTGGTATTCTTCTGATGTAAGCGGTCCTTTTCGTGTATTACATCGTCTACATATCATTTCTACATTCCCTTTAGTTGAAGGACCACCACAAGAAAGAGGAACCACATGGTCACACACCATATTCCTAATACTAAGTATACTAGGGCAGTACTTGCAGGGTGTGCCATAATTTGATAGAAATAGTTCTCTAATATCCGATAAAGCAATATTAAATTCCACTTCATATTCTCTGCTCCTTCTTTTTAATGTTGAACGTAATGTAGAGCTTTTTTTCATCAGCCTATGAAAAATACCTTGTGAATGAGTACCATGATGTTGTAGTAAAATGGGCATAAATTTCTCTTCCCAGCATACTGTAATCTTATGATATCGCTTATTAGGTTTACGTTTTTTACGTTTATTTTTCATAGGTCTACCCTTAGGAGCGACCGAATTGACTATCTTTGATTGATTGTTCAAAAGAATCTCTCCAAGTTAATGAC